TGCTCGTCCATATTGACCTCCAATTATTGCGCAAGTCCTTAATCCCAATTAAAATCCGGCGCGATGTTTTCCCGCCGTTTTTGCAGCTCCAACCACTCCCGGGTCCGACGGACAAAACCCATGCCATCCGGGAGTACTGCAAACCGCCCGGTAGCGTGGGCGTCCGCTATTTCCATTTCAGAGCAATCGTTTGACGACACGATGACTCCACCCTGTTTAGCCAAATCGTTGACCAGCTTTTCCATTTCCGTGGCTTCACATGACGCCTCGGCAATGCCATCCACCCACGAATTCACCACCGTGCCCGCTTCCATCAGCTCCACACCGCGAACCGCCAGGTCCGAAAACCCGCCGGAAGAGTTCATGGAAAACCCCAGATCAATCATTTCAGACGCCAGCGATCGCAGGCGATTTGCAATATTTTGCAGATCCGTCATGATGTAAGCGCCTCCCAACACCAAAAATATCCGAACGCCACACTGATGAATGTCCAAAAGAGTGTCAGCATGATCCGCGGCAATGGCGGTGTTTTACGAGTGATCGGCGGGAAAAGGATTTCCAGCCTTTTTTGAAACTCGGCATCCGATATCCGATTATTTTCCATGGTTTCCCTCGCCGATGGGAACAACATTGTCGGCCGATGCAAACATATTTGGTTGCCCGGTTTCAAACTCCCTGATTTCCCCGTTAAAAAATTCAACCTTTGTTGCCAATATTCGCTTTGGCAACTTCGCCGGGGAAACCGACACAACGATGTCGCCGATATCCCGATCAGGGGATGGCTCATACGTCACTTTAATGGTAATACTGCGGGGCTTAATCGGATTTGAGTATGGATCCAGGATGTCCTTAATGACTTTTTTCTGTTCAATCCCGAATGCCATTACAACAGCTCCGTCCAACAGATTCTCAAGTGTTAACGTTTCCTCTTTTGTGTGCATTTCTCCCTCCTTTCGTTTAAAAACAAATCCGATCCCTCATGCAGAAATCGCATGACCATAGACGATATCGTCAAAGATGACCGGCACGGCCTCCTGAAACCCGGCCAGGCAGTCCCTCATTAACGCCCTCATCTGTGGATGCGCGGCCTTGGATGTTCGGAGTTTGAAAATATGCCGCCATTCTCGAAGATTGGCTGTGACGACAATTTCGGTTCTCAGGGAATTTGGGAGGACTTCACGGGCTTGTTCCGGGAGCCAGCCACAATCAAGCAGTGCTACGTATCGGCCTTCGGCATCGCCCATAGCGCGAAACCATATGAGTTCTGCTTTATCGTAATTGTTGGCGATATCGTGGATGTTTTTGTTTCTCATCCAGACCGGATGAATAAATTCAATATCCTTCCCGCCATAATTGACATACCGAGTGCTTTCCTGCGAGAACGAACAAGGCCGATGCCGGACAAGCTCGTGGGTAACCCCCCGGTTCGTCACAAGCCGCACGCTGGCCGAAACGTGCTCGATCACACTTTCATGACCACGTTTCAGGATCATCCGGACAAATTTTTCAGCGGAGTCTTTTGTGATTTTGTCCTCGGTTTTGTAGCAGGTCCGTCCGGCTTCCTCGATTGTTTCCAAAGGAGCCTCGGGCTTACGCTCCCATCCCCATGACTGATTGATGATTTTCATTTTTTGCTCCTTTCATTTGAGTTTTACGTGAGGCCCGTCATCAACGCTGTGGAAGTGTTTTTCAGGGTGTTCCCCTTCAACGAATTCACAGAGCGCGATATTGGCGATATCCACCAGGTGTTCCAAATTCCCATCACGCTGATATCGGGAAAGGTGACTGGAAATTCCGTTAACGCGATCATATTTGGGCTTGTTTTTTTCACCCAATTTGCCGTACCGAAAAGCCCCCATCACCAACCGTTTCCGCATATGTGCTTCGAATTCAATGGACCATTCGCTAATTTGCAATTCTCGATGTGTATCCGTAACCGGATTAGGGATGATGTTGGCCTGTTGCATCAGTCGCGCCCTCATTTGATCATGTAACCTGCTCATATACCCCCCTTCTCGTTAAACACAGCTACTGCCCGATGATCCGGAATCAGGCACCATTAGCCGGAGTCCCTTATAAAAACCCGTCCCACGGTTGACCTGATCGAACCGATCTCCCATTAAAGTGTCAAATTTTTTCCGGGAGGGGATTATCCTTTTGCTGACGTTTTCGGAAAACCATTCCTTATATGCGTCATAAATAACCCACACCGGCATTTCAAACTCCGAATCCATACGGCAGCACTCTTCAAGGAAATCCGCGATCAGGTCCTCCTCTTGGATGTACGTCTCCGTGGCGTCTGGTTGTTTTTCTTTGTCGGCATTGGGCATGCCGGCTATCACCACGCCGTAATGAGCGCCCTCACAGAAAAGCCACTGCGTATAGCGTTTCAGGCGGTCCACTTCCGGGGGGTTCACCCCAAAGGCCTCACCCACCTCCACCACCAGAGACGCCACCCGTTCTCCGTGACGCTGTATCTGTTGCTCTGAACGGCCCATCTTTTCTTCAGTCATAATCATTCCCTCCTTTTATTGTCCCGCTTCCTTACAAAAACCATCCCTTCGGAAGCCCGGCCTTGACCCAATCCCGAATATTGACGCCCGCCTCAAACGCTTCGCCCGGATCCTTTCCCAACGGCACCGGCCAACGAATGGTCCGATGGAAGTTCTCCGTCCACCAAATCCCCTGATCCGCGCCGGATTTGTCTGCATCCAGGGCGTTCAGGATCACCGCCGCATCCCGTAGCTTCGCGGCGGCGGCCTCATCCGGTTTTCGGCTGGAATTCCCCAGGGCAACCACGCCGGTGATGTCTCCCCCTATGTTGGCCCTATAATGGATCATCATCGCATCCAGTTCAGATTCGACAACAGTGTAAGCCCGGACGCCCATCGGCGCTTCGAGCAGACAACGCATGTTAGATCCGGGCATGACGTAATAACGGGGATCCGCCTTTTCCCGGCGGATGCGGATGCGATGAATTTCAGAAGGACTGCTATCCGAAAGAAGCGGAATCACCAAGCCGCGCGGGATCCACAGCTTTTTTTTTCGGCCGTCCTTCTTCAATTCCGTGGGCAGTCCCCAAGATTCGCGGGGGCGAAAGAGATCTTTTCCGTCTTTGCCCGGGTTCCATCCCAGCCCGAAATGATTGATCACAAATTCGTTGATTCCGCGTTTGTACAGCCAGGCCTTAATGCCATGATCGTTGGACATATTCATGAGCTCTTCAACGGCCCAGTTCACAAATTTCCGCGCTTTTTCCCGCCAAACTTCAGGCGGCGGGTCCTGGAGCGGATCCGGTTTCCACATGGGTTTCCCTCCTTTTCCGTTTGGGGTTGGTTTCGGTCCGTGGTATGCCTGCTGCTGACGGGGCTCACGGCCCAGGCGATCGCAGGCCTCCAAATATCCCAGGCCTTCGAATTCCCGGAGAAACTGAATATTGTCTCCGCCGTTGTGACCTGGAGGGCATTGACGACACCACCACGATCCGGCCCCGCCGTTTTCATCCGGCCAGACATGGAACCGATCCTCCCCGCCGCATCGCGGGCACGGAGAATGGTATTCGCCACCCTTGTGGGAACTCACCTTTTTGGTCTCACAATATTGTCTCAGCAAATCCAAAACATTCGTCATTTTCGTCCACCCTCGATCCTCCCTATCGTCCAGGAAGGTCCAGACCAATGGTCCAAAGGAATTCTCTTTTTAATTAAACTACTTACTCATTCTTTTTACCTTTAAATGGACAATGGGACATTAAAAGCAGTAAACCCCGATATTGAAAACAGTGATATGGTTATAGGCGGTTATGCGCGTATAAGGTCCAATGGTCCCTATGGTCCGGTATCACGCCACCATTAAACGCAGGCCTTTGTAAAAATAGGTGCCACGTTTAACCTTATCGAACTTATCCTTCATTAACATTCCAAATTTCTTCTGACTAACAGTGTATTTCTTGCTCACATTTTCGGAATGCCATTCTTTAAACGCGTCGTAAATATCAGAGGCGGAAATTTGAGATTTTGGGTCAAGATGGCATCTCTGCTCCAGGAAATCCGCCAACATATCCTCTTCGCGCTGATAGGCTTTTGTGGCATCCAGAATCACCTTCGGCGGCGCAAGCCCGTCCCGTTGCCACCGCAAACAGCCACGAACGAGCCACGAAAGGATTTCAGGCTCTTCTTTTATCAACCTATCAGGGATCGATTTGTCCCGAAGGCGCTCATTGTCCCGCACGGGATTATCAATAAACGACAACGGAAAAGGGATCAGCTGAACCCGGATCCAAAACGCCAAATCATTGGCCGGGGCATGAGGGCGATTGTTGGTCAGGAGAATCAGGAGGTGGGTCGGTGTAAATGTTGTGGTACGGCGATCGTAAGGAGAGCGAGCCACCAGGCTATCCGATCCGGAAAGCCATTTCACCTTGGCTGTTGAAAACCGCCGGCCTTCATCCGATTCGGATCCAAACGCAATCCGAACGCCTTTCAGGGACATGACGTCCGGACTGGCGGCGGCGGCGCTTTGGTTCCGGCCCTGATCCAATAGCATTTCGGATTGAACGGGCGTTGACAAAGGCCCCAAAATGCGTTTGATCTTTTCCACGATTGTTGTTTTTCCGTTACGGTACTTCCCCCACATGATGGGCAAAACCGCTTCATCCGTCAGGCCGGCCATGCCGTACCCCAGGAGGCGCTGCATGTAATCCACCAATTCCTGATCGCCGTCAAAAATCTGAAGTAGGGTTTGTTCCCAAACTGTGGGTTTTGCATCAATGCCCGGATATTCTATGGGACTGGCCTTGCTGATCCAGTCCTCCGGGCGCCCGGGCCGCATGTCGCCTGTCCGCAAATCAATCACGCCGTTCTGGCACGCAAACAGCCATGGGTCCTGATCCAACTCATTGCCGGATATCGCCAACGGATTATCCAGGTTCACAGCCGCGAACTTCCGGCAGTTTTTGCGGCCGTTTTCCCCTCGCAACCATTGGACCCGGCCATAAATATTCTTCTGGGTTTTCTTTAATGCGGTCGCTGTCTCTTGATCATCCTTTTTCATGGCCTGATCAATATCGGCTACAATATCCCTAGCCTCTTCGAGGTACCGCTGTGCTACGGTTTCGACGCTGGCCAGTGATTCTTCCATCTCATCCAAGGTCCAGAAATGTCCGGCCCATCTAATCCACTCCAAGGTTTTCATATTCAATGCAAATTTCCCCTGGTGTAGCGCCGCATACAGCAAGCCGTCCCCGAGCTGATTGGCTTTCAAGCAATCCCGGACGAATTTCCGAGTAATATTCCCGTTCCCACCGGTTGCAGCCGGGCTTTTTGCAGGCGGCGGATCCGCCCCCGCGCTTTTTTCCGCCTCCACCCGCTTTCGAACCAGTTCCTCAATGGGGATATCGGTTTCAGCCACAGAAATCCTCTTAACGACAAATGCCAATTAAATGTATTTTTTTAACGAAATTTTGAGAGGAGGTGTACTAGAAGATTACGGAAGGCATGCTAACATATTGAAATGATTGAAGGCGTGCGGGTTCGACTCCCGCCGCCTCCACCACTATAATGAAATCATTTCAATGGCTTACCTTCTTATCCCGTACGATTTCCGTGACCGAAGTCGTACGGGTTTTCCCCGCGTAAATCCTTCTCAAATAGTCCGGCGATTTCCCAAAATATCTGGTAAAAGCCCTGCTGGTTGCATGACCCGAAGCCATGCGAAGTTCCTCCGGAGTAACTCCTTCATCTCTTAAATACTGAACTGTTGAATGCCGCGTGCCGCCGTATAAATCAACGTCGTGAATTTCAAGGTTACCGGATGCACGTTTCCACCATTTATAAAAATATTTTTCGCCATAAGGTGCGCATTTTTGTGTTCCACTAACTCCAGAGTCATGCCTGAAAAACCGCATGGTTTTATTGATTACCGATGGAAGTGCTGATAACAATTCCACATCATCGTCTAACAAATACAGGAATTTTGCTTCTCGCTCTTTTGTTTTACGGATCCAAATCCTGGCCCGGTCAAGCTCAATATCGCTCTCAAGAATTGCTAAAAGCTCACCAGGCCGTACATTGAAATAAATACAAAGAAATTTGATCCCTATCCAAACCTTCTTAGGTGCAATTCTTTGGATTTCTCCTAAAATATCTTGCTGTAATTTTTTAGATATAGTTTTCCTCCACCCCAAGGTAAAAGATACCGTTGGAAATGTCGGGAGCGGAATTGATTCATCCATTGATACCACCCATCTCCAAAACTGTCGTAATGTGCTCATGTGGTTGTGTTGCGATTTACTGGATAGATCTGAAAGGCCCAATAGATAAGTTTGAATGTCAAACGAGGATATTGCTTTTATATTTTGAATTCCAAAATTAGCAATTGCCCGCTTCATGTGGGTGTTGATGTTTTTGAAAGAGCCTTTTTTAATGCCACCCTGACGTTTTACTTCAAGCCAGGTATCTGCTAGATTTTCAAAAGCTAAGGGTTTACTTTTTTCTTGATAATCGCGAACGTCAAATTTTTGTGCGTCCACCTCATAGCGAAGCCCATTTAAAAAACGGGATGCTTTTTCGTAATATTTGAATTCGCGGTGGATAGATAAAAACCGAACCGAAAAATTCCGGCGCGCCCAGTGCCTCGGGTGATCCATGCATTGGAGCCCGTTCCTCCCATTATCCTTGAAATTGCGCCCGCATTCCGGGCACTTTTCCCTTGTGTAAATACCGCCTCTCATCTCCATTCCCCCCATTTCATATTGAAATGGGGGAATCATAGCATGGGAGTGTGAAAGGGAAGCAATCATTTTATCGGGTCCTATTTACCAACATTCTTGAGTTGATTGATTTTCGGGGTTTTTTCGGAAGTATTCTTGTTCTCACTAGCACCATTTCCGATCGCTTTTTTACTGCTCACCTTGATAAAATCGATATTCGGAGTCTTTCCGATTAATTTGTGATATTCCATTTCCAGTTTGACAGTTGACAATATTTTTCCGGTCGCGTTGGTAATCGCATTCACATTGGCCGCTGTAGTTTGGCCATCCCTGAGTTTACCGATTTCCTCCGCTAAAATTGTCCTGATAGTGTTAATATCCATTTTCTGCATTTTTAACCTCCTGTTTTGCCGTCAACAATAAGGCTTTTAACGCTATAATATCATCCGGAATTTCTGACCTCTTTAAAGATGTCCCTCTAATCAAAGTTCTGAGAATATACCCTTTTGTTAATTCACCAATATCAGATCTGTCACCTGTAGACCTGCAGCCACAGGAAGTTGTGTCACCCTGAATTAGATTGGTAAGCAGCACGATATGTATATTTCCACAATCACATAGGCACATCCAAACGGCGCCGTTGGTTTTGTCCATACGCACTATTTCTTTGGCAGTGAGTCGGCCATATTTTTTATTTGTTATATCTCTCGGTTTTCTCCCCCGTTTACGGCAGCCGCATGATTTCGTAAATTTTTTATAAATCAAATTGCTCTCGACTACGAAGTGCGTATTTCCACAATCACATTTGCACTCCCATAATCGCCTGACACCTACCGCGCTTGGATCTTTCAATTTAACGACGATGAGATCCCCGCGCTTTTGACCTGCTATATTCTTGCCATAAAGCATCGTTGATCCCTTTGATTTTGAAGTTTTCCATTTTTCCAATTCCATTTCATTTTTAAAAATTCGCGAGTATCGAGCCTCTTTGTGCCGTATAGAAAGTATCTCCAGGGAGGACCCGCTCTTTATTGGATGCAAAATGCATATTGGATATTGGTCTGATAAAAAGTTAATGGGGGAAAGGGGAATTAGAATAACGCTTTGAAATCATAACGTTATATCTTTTAATAATTCCCCGCGAATTCCATTCTCAATCCTAAAACGTTTGTTCACGAACCCTGCTTGTGTCCAAGCCCAGGATGTGACAGATCCAATCTGCGTCCCCCTGGCGCAACCATCGCACCGCCGCCGCCTGTGTTGATGGACGTACGTTCATGGTGCCCCTGGCGTCCTTTCTGGCTTGAAGCAAAATGGCGGCAAGGAGACGACGTTCCGGTGTTTGTATCTGTAGTGTAGACATCAGCTAACTTGATTCCAATTGCTCAAGGTACGCCTTAAGCCTTATGCTCACATCAACAACTTCCGATAACTCTTTGACGCAGAGTTTAATTTCGTCTTTGTCTAATTTCCCATCTGCCAGGCCCGTCCCCAATGCTGTCATGTGTTCACCGAATTCCCGGGTCAGGTCTCCGGTCAACTGCATCAGGGTGGGCATATCGGTTGCCGTTGCCCTGGGTAAAACAAACGCCACCCGGCCCAGCAGTTTCTCTAACCGGTCCAGGGGGCGGAAATCTTTGGTGAGTTTGAGGATTTGATATGACGTGATGAGCCCCAGTTTGTATCCATCCTGCTGGGTCAGCTCGTTTCGAAGGGTGCTCTCGGCCTTCCCAATGTCAGGGGCGAGGGCTTTCATGGGGTAATTCTTTGCTGCTACGTCCAGAAGATCAATCACATCCTGCATAAGGAAAAAACCTCCCGTGTCTTATTCTGACATTGTACCGTTCAGGTATTATTTAATTGCCTTGGGCATCAGTCGACTTCGGAAAAAGCTCTGTAACATCGACCCCGAGGGCATTGGCACACACCTGTTTTGATTTTGGGTGCGGCCTTAAACCTTTCAGCGTATTATAAAGTGTGGATGGGTTTAAGGTGTTGTCATGTTTCGCTAATGACGGAACCTTAATGCGGTTTAATCTCAGCAAGGAAGATCGGATGTCGCATAATGGAAACCCGAGTTCTACCAGGCACATCAAGGCAGCCCGGTTTCGGCTTTTCTGTCGGTGGGCTTGTATAATTTTATTCAATCTGGTACGTAACATAACTAAACCCTTTTAAATTTGGAGCAATCATGGATCAAGATTACAAAGCATTGTGTTTGAAACAAGCGGTTGAAATCACGGTGGCCTATGCTGGAAGCACAAAAAATATGGGTTCGCTTGCCTCAAACCTGAATGAACTATATTTGAAACTCAAAGAACTCCGAGAGGATGCCAACAAGAAAGATGAAGGGGATTAATCCCTATCCGTCTTGTTCTCGGATTGGTCACGCTCCAACAAATAGAGCATTTTACTGTAGTGCGTTTCAAATCCGCCAACGGCGTCTTTGGCTGTTGAAGTTTGGGCGGCAAGGGCCATAACTTGTAATTTTTGGTTTGTATCAAGAGACATGATTTTTACCCCCTTAAGTCGGTACGTTCCTGGTGGATGAAATGTGTTTTTATGTCGTGACGGTGCAAGATTATACATTGGAGTCAACGGAGTCAAGTGAAAAAATTGTATCCGATGGCTCTATTGACTCCGAAAACGCTTTAAACCATTGAAATGACAAAGTATAAAAATATTGTGGATAAGTTTTTTCAAGCGCTTGCGGCACACTATAGTGTGCGAGTTTCTGGCAACAAAAAATGGAAGGCAGATTTATACAAAAAGGCTGGGAAAAAAATTAATGTAAACAGCAACAAGCTAATTGCTACCTGGATCCGTAGGAAATCCATCCCTGATCATGATATTGAAGTAATCCTAAATCTTGACGACTTGCCAGAGGATATAAAGAAACTCTGTGCATTATGCGCTAATCCAAAAAAACGTAACAGTAAAGAGAACAACTCAGACAAAGACAGCAATAATGGCGGTATCACCCCAGAACCGTATCCGGAACCTGAAGAAAATATCGGCATACCCAAAGACCAAGGCCGCGACAGCCGCCCGCAGCTCTACACAGAACCCAGGGACGGAACCTTTATGCCGCAAACCCTTTTTGGGCAACCCCACCCGGATCAGGAGTACATTGATACAGTCATTGAGATATTTGACAGCGGTGAACGAGGCACGATAGAAGCGCTCAAATCGAATATCAAAGAGTTTCACGAAAAAATCATTGAGAGAAAGAAGGCTAAAATTGAGAGAAAGAAGGCTAAAATTGAGAGAAAGAAGGCTAAAATTGAGAAAGAGCAACTCGAATTCCGTCAAAGAAAATTAGAAAAAGAGTTGGAAAACGTAAAAAAATCTATCGCCTCCTTGGAGGCGGGGCAGTGCAACAACAGTGGCCCGGAAAATGGGGGTATAAACACGGCACGGTCTACAAAGTAGTTGAAGGGCACATCCACACCCGCATTAAACCAACCATTTTACGGAAATTCCGACGATTCGCCATTTACCGGATGTTTCGGATTGGACGGAATGGGCGTACTTATATGATTTTTCGGTTTTGTTTTAAATTATCTTTCGAGAAATAAGGGGTAGCGGTCATGAGCGAGAAACCCGAAAGCAAACAAACACATTCAACTCTGATTTTTGCTGTCATTTGTTTGGTGGTTCTGGGATGGTATTTTAAGGATAGTATCGGCGATTTTGGATCTGAGGTAACTCCGGCGTATGAGGTTACGGCCATACAACTCATGGATGAATACAGCGAAAACGAAATTGCCGCCGATCTGAAGTACAAAGGCAAGGTTATTGTTGTCTCCGGAAAAGTGACCGGTCGCGCAAAGGATTTGCTAAGCCAAATTTACATTGCATTGTACGCTGGCGGGATGCTCTTTTCCGTGCAATGTTTCTTCAGCGACAAAGATGCCAGTGAAGTGGCCGAAGTGCAAATGGGATCTGTAGTGAAAATCAGGGGAAAGGTTGATGGAAAATTTGGAAATGTTATATTAAATGGATGCCGCATAGTTCAAAATTAAGGAAATTTTGTTTTAATTTCCTACGGCATCAAATAGGCCCATTTTCATTCCGCTTTATAAGACCGGCCCACAGCAATCCCGAAAAGGCCGGTGATGATATTTGACACCACCGTTTCCGGAGTTGCCATAATACACATTGCCATCCCACCCAAAACGGTAGCCGCGATGATCACCATTTGCTTGTCGTCAAGGTTCATTTTAGGCCTCCTTAAAAAACGTTTCAGGCAACGGAACCATGGCCCTGAGCGACTGAATGTCATCCAGGGTCGGTTCGCCGTCGCATTCCCATCTTTTGACGATTGATAATCCCGCCGGCACGCCATATCTCAAAATCAACTCACTGATCGCTATCACAACTGCCAATTCCATCACGACCCTCCCCGCAACGATTGGGCATACTCAAGGAATGAGCCCAACGCTGTTGATAATGTTGCGAGCGCCGTATAGACTCCCGCGTGATCCCTGTTGAGCTGGTACGCCTCCAGGGCATCAACCGCCGTATGATAAGCCAGCCAGAAATCCTCCCCGTACACGATGATTTTGGTTTTCTGCTCCTCGGTTATCATCCCATTTGAATAGAGGTCTCCGGCGCTTTGCATTGACGCCCTGTAGGCATCTGCCGATGACGCAAGGGTATCGTAAGTGTTTTTGGAGAATGATGCCGTGGCACACGCCGTGACCATCAGAACCAAGACCAGGATTATTGCAAATCGTTTCATGGTTTATCCTTCTCTCATATCGTCGGCTAACCGATCTGCCCGGCTCCTTACCTGCCGAGCCCATTTAGAATCCATCATCTCGTTCGCACCCCGGTGGAAATCCCCGGCCTGAATTGCCGCCCACATGCGCTTAAACCCCAACACCCCACCCAGCCCTAGGTTGAAAATCATCTCGACGATTACCCGACGCCGGGTGGCGTTCAGGTTTTTGGTCATGGCCCACGGCAATTTTAAATACTGATCAGAAGCATGATGCAAATCTGTTTCAAGCATCATTTCGGCTTCATCTTTTGAGATTCCTTTGATATCCAGGCATCTCCCGTATCCGATCGTCAAATACCCCTCAGTATCCCGGTAGGGTTTCAGCCGTAATGCTTCCGCTTTTTTGATTCGTTTTCTGAGTTCATCCATCATGGCACCAGCCCCATCCAAAATGCCCAGCCGCCGATCACGGCTAAAATCCCACCGATAATCCCGCCGAGCATTGATTCTGCCGAGTTCCATTTTTTGCGGCGGTCCAGTTTCTGAAAGTGGGCAATGCAAATGGTTTCTCGCGCTACACAACTTTTATCTCTCTCTGCTAACTGACTGTTGATAGACTCAAGAGTTTTATAGAGGGAATACTTTCGCTGTTCTTCCGATAGCTGTTCGTTCCATTCCGCCCATGATGGCATTTCGTTTACCGGCATTTTTTAGCCCTCGTTAGGATCGCCCAAGCAATTCCGCCCACTGTTTTTGACAGCCAATCCAGGCAACACCATAAGAAAATGAACGGCAACACCATAACAAGTGCGTTGCTGAAGAAAAACATGGCCCAAATTTCTTTGGCATCATCATCCATAATTATTTTACCGCCGGGGTTGCCAGTTTTTCAATTCGTTTATTCTCTACGGAAATGGGGGGCTCAACGACATCGGCCTTTTCTTCATATTCAATCGTTTTCATAGGCTTAGTCGCGCCCCGACATTCAGGTTGAATCAAATAACCCTTTTTCCAGTTCAGGGCATCGACAGTCTGCGTTTTCGTTGTTCCGATTAACTCCGCATCTTTCGTTTCAACGACTTCTTTTTGCAGCAAAGACAATTCCTCGATTGTGGGTTCTGCTTTATCAGTTTCAACAATCAAATGACCGCCTCCATCATTCTGAAATGAATTTTTAACAAGCGGGTCTTGCCTTTCTGCCATTACCACCCAAGCTACTTTATCGCTCGATGTTTTATTTTCACAGATAATTTCAAATACCGCACCCGACACCGGGCCGGGCTTCAGTCTGTCGAAACTATCCTGATTTTGAAGTGATGTGACGACTACGTTTTGACAAAGCGCGGCAAACGTCCCACTTGTCATACCGGAAGCATCATCAATATCAACATTCCCCTTTCCGTCTTTCAGCGTCGCAATACCACGATAAATCAGATCATGCCGTGGACCTTCGATGGAAGCGTGGGTCAATAGTTTGTCGGTAGGAAAGAGAGGATGGTCAATAACAAAGGTCTTTGTCCCAGCGGTAAAAACTCCGGATACATGTGCGGTCCCAGAAACTTCGAGTTTATATCCCGGACTCGTGGTCCCGATTCCGACGTTGCCGTTTCCTAAAATTCTTACCCTTTCTATAGGGTCAGCAATATTTTCAGGAACCGTGAAAAGACGTATAGATGCCCCTGTCTTCCAAAAACCGTCATCTTCTGCAATCACATCAATATAAGCTTTTTGGAAGTCAGCGTTAGTCGGGTTAAAAAACGAAATCTTTCCAATAGTATCACCTACAGCTACCCTACCAGTGCTTTGGTCGCCGTATGCACTTAATCTGATTTCTGGAAATACTGTAGTTGTGTCCCCTGATTTATATAAATGTAATAACGTATTTGGCGCCGTAGTCCCGATACCGACGTTGCCGGAATTGTAATAGATATCGCTGCCCGTTGTGGTCCATTGGCTTACATCAGCAGAATCCGAAATTCCATCGAGCTTGGTGATTTGCGAAGCCGTCGCAAGGCCTTTTTGAGCAGCCGTCGCGTTTTGGATATCATCCGTTCCATCAGTGTGGCTTGCAGCATGGTTAATATAGCTCTGCTGGATCGCTCCACTGGCATCCAACACAGAGCACCGTTGCCCATCAAAAACCATGGAGTACCCGGCCCCGAGAGACAGGTTTTTTGGGATCAGCCGCCGGGGAGTCCCGGCATTGCCCGGATCCAGGTAAAAATTGACCGTCACAGCCGATGAATGAGTATTGACGAAAATCACACTCACGACGCTGATGGCAGTTCCCGCAGTGTAAAGTATGGACGGGTCCGTATCGGATAGCTGCCCCTGGGCGATGTTTGTAAATGTGCTCCCCACCAGGCCATGCACCGTATAATCCACCACAGCCGCAACCGATGCGCCGCCCTCCAGGGTATCGGTGTTGTCCAGGCAGATCATGGCGTTTGCAGGCATCGCCCACATGAGCGCAATAAAAACCATCAACAATATCCGTTTCATTTTATCCTCCATTTACAGTGTTCCGAGCACCGCGGCCTTTGCCAGGGCGTTTTCAATTTGATCCATGACGAATTTCTTCGTAGCCGCATCCTGATCATCAACCGGGTCAACAACGCCGGTAATTTTGTGCGTTCCCATATTCAAATTTCCGGTCATGGCCTTTGTGCCATCCGCCTGCAGGGCCGTACCGATTAAACTGTGATCGTAGGCTGATTCATGGGCGGTCACCAATCCGGAGGCAACCCCGGTATTTTCCTTTCCACTCAAATCCTGATCGCCCGTGTTGACACCGCTCGTATTTCCGACAACGGATTTTTCGGCATCGGTCACATAGTTGTCATCCGCCCCCAAGGCAGGGGCAAACGCACCCACATTTTCAGCGGCCGCCGTCCCCAACGTGGGTGTATTGCTCAGATCGGCATAATCCTTATCCCATGCGGAAAACACGGGATCCGTTTCGGACATGACGGCGCCGGCCGCCGCCACATTCACAGCATCGGTCACATCGGCCAATGCTTCAACGCCTTCCAGTTTGTTCTTTAAAGCGGTCGTAAACGCTTCCCCGCCGATGCCGAATACATAATGCCGGATCCACCGCAAATCCCCGGTGTAGGATACACCGTCACTCTCCCAGAGAGGTTTGATAACGGCTTCCCCATCCGGCACGCCGCCTGAATCCGCATCCGCAATAAAATGATAAATGACATCCCCCTGCACACACACAAAAGCCGGATCGCCATCGTGAATTTGCAGATTCCCATCGGCATCATTAACATGCTCCGCATCCAAAGCCCCGGATCCGCCTCCGATCAACGATGTGGCGCCGATGGCATAGACGGTCATGATACGCCCCGCAAATTGGTCACGGCGAATTTGCACTGGCTCCGGATGGGAAGGCCGGATCCGAACGCGGAATCATAATTCCCCTCGATCACCAGGTACCGCCATACAAACACCCGGTCCGATTCCCCGGTCAAAATGGCCAGGTCATCCCCGCTCAATCCGATATCCACCACGGTCCCCGGCGTGATTACAATATTCTCCCGGCTGTTGATGACCGTCCCGGCGGCATCCGTCAGGGTCCAGGTCAACGCATTGGGCGTAACCGCCACACTGTTTTCATCGTAAAACCGGCCCCGAATGATGTAGGTGGATTCCTCGCTTGCGCCTGGAGATAATTCCGTGGTTGTTTCAATCATGTTGCCACCTCAAAAACCGTGTTGGGCGCCCGGGCCCTGAACAACGCCGCCGGTGCTCCGCCCGTGAATTCGCACCCGGCCGCGCGGGAAACAAACGCGCATGAAGGTGCAATTTCTGAAAATTCACAGACCGGTTTCCGCACGGAGAATCGGGTGGTGACGGTTTGCCCGAAAATTGAATCCGGCGCGGGACGCCACCTGAACGATGCCAGCTGTCGCCAGCGGAATGATGCTCTGTTTATCCAGTTTAAAATCGTCATCAATTAGAACCTGGTGATGATAATGATTGTTTTTTTCATGGTGGTTCCTCCTTGGTTTTTGTCTATCAAATAACTTCCGCTAAATAACCCATGAATATCGCAGTATAATTGTCCCCGACTCGCCCGTACCCTACATGATCCACATCCACATTTTCAATTATGGCTCGGTGTTCCGGGCTATCAAGCCACGCTTGGAATGCTTCTGCTTCTGTGGCCCAATCGCAAGCGACAACCTCACCGAGCACTAAATATGTTCCGTAATATCCGTGAATCTTGGTTTGTCGAGCTGCCCATCCGGTATGGCCACACGCTATAGTTTGATCTTCTATATTTTGGCTATGTTCTGTTGCTATAGATGCCAATATGCAAGGAGACCATCTAACCATAGATACGCCCATTGAAACTCGATGATTATTGATTAATTCAAACATTGTAGTTTCAGGTTGCTTCTGGACAAACGTGTATAAATGTAAATAGTCAACAAACTCCGTCTCATCTGTCAGCGCGTTGTTCGCCGCATTTATTTGAGATAGAATAGCAGCCTCTAAGGCATTATTCCGGCCCTGGGTTATTGGATTAGGATATGGGCCATCAACTGAATATTCAGTTACATCCATCCCGGCCCAGAGCTTCACAATACGTTCATACGAATATTCAGGGCCGACGCCATCAATCCACGTAGACGTCCTTTGCATCCGCAAAAAAACATAAATTTGAAACATGTTAAACTGAGTGTCACTCACTTCGTCAAAACGAGCGTAAATCATTGCATCATAGCCACCTGAGTCCCGGGCCGTAAAATAAGAAGGGTTTATGCGTATATTCTTCCCATCACTCATTAAAGCGGTCTCACCAGGCGATATGCCATAAGAAGTGAGAGCGTCATTCGCATCATATTCGGAGTACGCAATCTTCCAATCTTCCATCTCGCCCGGGGGGATAAAAAACCTAAATTCCGTATCCCGCTTATACCATCTGGCATCATCAGGATATGCGCCCTCAATATCCTCATTAACAATTTGCCAACCGGAAGATGTCTCTTCGTGGCTCGATCTGATACTATATTGAGTTTCTAGGCTAGGCCCTGCGTTTGGAACAACTAATTGAGCACGTTGAAAAATCCCATACCTGGTAAACCCTGAGAAAGTGTTCCATCCGGATTGGAAACTATTACCATAAGCCACAAAGAAATACGCATCCCAGGTCGCTTTCCAAAGGTCTCCCATCACATCACACAGACCAATATTGTGGCCACGCATAATGTCCTGATCTGATTGTCCGTTAAACGGTGCATTATAAACCTTATATGCACTGTCCTTTTCTATGTCGTATGGCCTATCATTTGAATGATCCGGATCCTCTGGAACATCAGGATCGTTCGGACAGACACTCTCAAACTGAGTAACTGCGCTATATCCGTTCCACCATACCTGTTGTACCGTGGAATCCTGGAACCCGTCCGTAATAGGAATTTGCGAATCTCTATCATCATCAATGACGGTATATAATGTATTTACATCTCGGTCAGGCTCCTCCTCAAGCTCTGGGGTGTCAGCCATATATCTACGGATTGCAAGATACCCTTGAGTCGCACCACCAAAATGAGCATCAAGCGATCCGGAAGAAGGGAAGTTGTCTTCAAGCACCGCTTCTTGGTTTAAGATGCCATCCCATATCAAAAAATGGGACCCAGGCCATCGACCAACAAAAAACACGTAATATTGTCCCGGTTCCACGCACGGTTGAGGTTCACTCTCAAACCCAATCACCTTTGGACTTTCCCAGTCGTTATTCTCAAATTTTACAATTACCCGGGCCCCATCTTTAAAAGCCGTTGCATTGCAGTCCATGTAATCGATCTCAACGCCCGTGAGGCTTGACGCTTGATTGATGTCGAGCAGTTGCCCATCCGGCGCGTCGGTGGCATAACAGTCGTCAAGCGCCACGTTGCAAGTGTCTGAATCCATGTTTATGTTGGAAATGACACCATACCGATAGTTCGGTTTCCACTTCTGCCACCCTGAGCGCATCGCCCAGTTCCAGTAGACCTCACCCGTGGGTGAAGTGTTCGGGAACGGCTGCACTTGCTTCAAAGACCCGTCACGGGCCGCATTGTAAGCGGCGTTGTTTTCATGGCCGGGCTGGATGTTAAACCCCTTGTCCAGGGCCCCGGCAATCTCAATGATGCCCACGGCGCCGCTCAAATCCTCTGTTCGATCCACGCACCACGCCGGAGAAACAAACGGGGACCCGTCCAGCATCTCAATAGTGACGTCATACAGACCGTTTTCCCCATCGCCGCTTATGATCCCCTTGCTCATGTGGCCGCCTCCTCGACATCCATGGACGCCGTGACGGTGCCCGCCCCCTCAATGGCCACCATGTACACGATTTGGGCTACGGTAATTTCGTTGCTGCCGTACCGGGCCGTATCCCCGGGGTTCAGGTACATGTCGCAACTCGCGCACCGGTACCGGTAATCGCCGTTGTCGTTTGAGACGTAAATCACGTCCTGCAGGTCAATTGTTTTTTGGGTGAATGTTTCCGTTTTGTGCCCGGTCAGGGACAGGCTATGGTTCCGCCCGCCGTGATCATCGCGCATGGTTTCATAATCGGCCCGGCAGATGATTTCCCGGTACTGCTCCACCCCGTCCAGGAGATAGGCCATTTGGATCTGCATGACGCCGTGGGTCCGGGCCTCAATGGCGGCCTGGTACGCGGCCGTCCAGGGGATCACCACCGACAAAAATGTGGGCGCCCCCGATTTCCGGCGGGCCTGCCATGAGGTGATGGGGATGGTGACATCGGTGGTGGCGTCCGCATCGCCGGTGAGGGTGAAATAATAGTGGCGGGTGATCCGGGATTGGTTGGCTGCGATCCATGCGGCCCAGGCGGACCCGTCCCAGATGGTGGGTGGAACCAGAACAGCGGTTGCCAGAAACGGCGGAACGGTCAATTGTATCTCTGATGTAACGATCAGGGATGCGGATACGACGAACGGCGGGCAGTTCACCTGCAATTCAATGATTGGCGCTACCCATCCTGCAGCGGCGATAAACGGTTCACAGTTGACAAACGCCCCAGCGAACACATCCGCAGATAAAACCCCGTCAGCTTCAAACGGTTCGCATGGGATTTGAATTTCAGGGGTGGCGATCAGGGCAGCGACTGCTTCGAATGGCGGGCATGTAATAGGACCCTCTGAATATGCCCCCTGGCGGATTTCGTCAATTTGAGCAGCTGTTAAAATATCATTAAAAACAACAACTTCATCAATCAGCCCATCAAAAAAATAATCAACCCCACCATTTTCATCCCGCCCGCCAATGAAGAAGCCCGCTGTGGAGATATTAATATTATTCGCTGCAGTCCCGCTTGCGTCTATGACTTTTGAACCTGCGGTGTCATCCCACAAAACAAACTGCCAGGACTTGTCAGAGTCATTAAATGTAAATCCTACATGATACCAGTGGCCAGTTGCGGGGGTGCCAGCCGTTACCAATGCTTCTGAGCTGGCCCCCCCATTATAGCCAATATACATTATGAAATTATCGGTACCATCAATTCGAAGCATAAAACATCGTCTATCACCACCACTATCATACTTTGAAAATACTCCGATGGCCCCGCCAGAAAGACTTTCAGGTTTAAACCAACCACAGATGCTGAGTTTTTTGTTTGTATCTCCAGACTTCATTGGGAAGGCGGAATCAAGATTTGTATCCGTAATTGAAAAATATTCAGAGTTGGATAACTCAAAATCCGCACAAGCGGACCCCTCCTTATAATCAGATGTTTCCGTTCCGACGGTATTGTTATCGGTGAGCGTATTGGACCGCTGCGAATCGGTGGTCAACGCCCCCGACTCAAATCTCCAAACGGCAACGCAATCCAAATCATATGAAAAAACATTCGCCATTATGAAAGCCTGAATTCAATGTCCTTCAAGAGAAAACTCAATCCATCCGCCACCGTGTAATCCGCGCCGAAATCAATGCACCCGATCACCGTGTCATCAGCAGTGGTATCGTTATAAACGATGAACGCGCCGATAGCCGGGAACGCCCCGCCAGAAGCGGTGAACGAAACGTCATCCCACGTCACGTTTGACCGGTCATTCACATCGTCCTCATCCACCGCAACCCCGGCCAGGGTTTTATCGTTCTGGGTGTACCCGTTCCCGGCGGCAATTTGCGACGCGGTCACATCGGCCAGGGTTGCGTGGGCGTCTTTGTCAAATGCAAATGCCGTATTCATTAAAATGACCTTGAAAACATCCGCATCAAAATCAATATTCCCGACATTTTGCTGATACTTAAAATGGTTGCTCAATACCGCTGTAACCGCCATGATATTTCCCCTTTATTCCGTGATCAAAAACCGAAAAAATGCCTCTCCGTTACCCGGATGAAACTGATTGAACCGGCCAATGAAAAAACCGTCTTTGGTGGAGACGTTGAAAAGCACATACGTTTGGATCATGTGCGTCAAAATTGCCTTTTGCGCATCGGTGATGTCCGCGGTGAATTTAATATCCCGGTCCGTGTCCGAATACCCGGCGTCCTGGCCCACCCCACCCCCATCCAGGGTGGCACGCACGGAATTCCGCCGGGAATACCGCTCGGGGTCCGAGTCCGGTTTTTCCTCCAGGACCACGAAATATTCACTTGCCGATCGGGTCGATATGCTGATCATGATGTCCCCTGTAGGGGCACGATGCATCCGTGCCCCTATCCATCAGGGCACGGAGCACCGTGCCCCTACGGTTTTACGTTGCCGCCAGCAGAAATTCAGCGCCGGATTTATTCGCCCGCACCTGGATCATTTTCAGAAGCTGCCACATAAACGCCTCCATATGCGCTTCCAGGCCGGCCGCCTCAATTTTAATGACGTTTTCCTGCTCTCCGGACATTTTCGTCATCTGTGCGGTCCGCCATTCCTGCTCCGCCAGGGCCGTCCGGGCATTGAGGTTTCCCCGTTCCGCATCGATGATTTTACGTTGCGATTCCATAATTTTCATGGCGGCATCTTTCATTCTGTTTTTATCTATCGGGTCATCCATGCCCTTGATCGCATCCAACAATTCGGCAATACCGCTCATATCCACCAAATCATCGATGGGAATCGGCTCGGTCTGCTTAAACGCATCTTTAAACTTGTCCGCAATCCCGCCCATGCCGGACCCGCCTTCCCCACCGAACTCGATCGGGAGGTTGATGGGCCCCATGGACGCTTTGGAGAACGCCTTTTTGATTTTCTTTTTCGTGGCGGCGATGGATCTATTATCGGCGTCAACGGGTAACTTAATATCCGATTCCTCCAACTCATCGGTGATGGCGTCCCAATCGGATTGGATGGAATCAAAGTCGGTTTCAACAGGGATGGAAAGCGGCGCGATATTGAAATCAGACCAATCTTGATTCATCAGTTCCCGCTCAAGATCCTCCATGTCCAACACCGGTTTGATCACCAGGCCTGATCCGTCAATCTCCTCTTCCAGCTCCGACAACGTGTAGGTGACCCGTTCCAACGCCTGGGCCTGGGCGGCCAAAAACGCCTGGTTATCCTTCAATGTCTGGTTGGCCCCCTTCTGGGTCCCGGTCCAATTGAGGAGTTTATCACTCCATCCCAATAGCGATTGCGCCGCCTGCCCCACTGCCGGCACATGGGTGTTAATGATAGTTCCCGCGGCCCACCCGACCGCCGCCGCCAGTCCCATCATGCCCGCCTTTCCGGCGGTGGAACCGATCACGGCGTTCAGAGCAACCGGCAACCCTTTTACCGCCGCCGCGGTGGTGGTGGCATTGCCCGCAAATCCGAGCAGGGCTTTCCCTGCCTTGATCCCCGCCAGGCCAATAAAAATATTTGTCAGACTGGTCAGGCTGCCCGCGAGGGGTCCCACCAGACCGGCAACTGTATTGATGGCCTGGCCAAAACCCAGAAGTTTGCCTACAAACTCCTGCACTTTCGGGCCCCCTTTGCTAAATTTGTCAATCCCATCGCTCAAACTCCGGAAAAACGGCTCCCAGGCCCCGAGCAATCCCGTAACCACATTGTTCAACGCCGTGCCCGCGTCAACGATTTTCTGGAACGCTTCTGCCAGCCCTTCCGGCGTGGTCAAATCCACATCGCCGAACATGGCGCCGAAGAGATTCCCCACCGCATCCACCACGCCCTGGAGCGATGCGGTAAACCCGGACCAATCCACATTTTCCATGGCTTCGGGCATGGCCTCGGCGATCCCCGTAAACAGCTCCGCCATTTCATCGCTCATGCCGGATACCTCGTTCAGCAGGTCATCGAAAACGCCGGACGAAACCAGTTCCTGAAATGTATTTTCAATATCCGTGGCGCCGGAAATGGCGTTGGTGGCCGCGGCCTGGAATTTTGTCCCCACCGCTATCGCCATGTTTTCAAATCCAACTTTAAAACGATCAACGGCCACTTCTCCGGAGGCCAGGCGGAGGGCGACTTCCTCCGACGCGGATCCGGTGGACTGGAGGGCGGTCTGGGTAATGGCGGTGGTTTTGTTAAGGTTGTCAAACACCGTGACCATGCGGGCGGCCTGGTTGATCCCCACCAATTGAGACGCCACCGCCAGCTTTTGCGTTTGGTCCAGGGATTGGAACGCCACCGACACGTCAAGAATGATGTCTTTTCCGGACCGCAAATTGCCATTGGCATCTTTTTGGGCCACCCCGATGGATTTCAAGGCTTCCTCGATTGGCTTGGAATCATCCACCAATTTCAGCAGACCGGTTTTCAACGCGGTGGCCGCCTCATCCCCGGAGCGGAAAATTTCAATAATGGGGGTCACAAGACCGGCGGTTTGCTCAAATGTAAACCCCATGGTTTTGGCGATGGGGGAAAGTTTGGCTATGCCGGTGGCCAGCTCACCCACGTCAGTGGCATATTCGTTGGACACACCGTTTAAAATATCGATCAACCGGGCCGCCTCGGATGCCGGCGCATCGAATCCCTTCAGAGCGGCAATCAAAATTTCACTGGATTGAGCCGCCTCCACATCTCCCGCAATTTTGAGATCCAGGGCGTTCTTGGTCAGCTGTATGGATTCCTCAATATCAAATCCCGCCTGCTTAAAATTGGCGGTGGACTGGAGCACTTCCGTGGCGGAAACGCCGTATTGATTGGATAGGGCAAGGGCGGCGTCTTTGGCCGCATCCAGGCCGCCCGCCTCATCTCCCAGCACCTTTTGGAGATCGATGACGGCCCCTTCAAATTCGATGCTTTTGGCGTAGGCGTAGGCCAACCCCCCGGCGGCAAGCGCGGCCAGCGCCCCCTCGGTCTTGAGCACCCCGGCCGCCACATCCGCCAGGGGTTGGGTGACATCCCCGACTTTTCCGGCGAACTGGTCGATATTTTTGGTGATGCCGGCGAATACGGCGCCGGTTTTATCCACACCTGAAAATATGATGGATACTGTTTTTTCCAGATCGGCCATGGATTGCTCCTGAAATTGGGCGACCACGGGGGGTCGCCCCTACGGGTTGATGCTATCCAGATATTTTGCCCACAAATGCAGTTCCACGTCGCTCAAAAATCCGTAGGGCATCAGGTCCGGGCGGACCTTGTAAAGAAAATCATGTTTGACATGGCACAAGGCCAGGGAGGCCCTTACGTCACCGTCTTCCCAGAGGATTTGGGCTTTTTTTTTGCTTCCTGCCCCTGTCCGGTGAGCCGGTTGATAACGCCGGTGATTTCAAAAAATTCAATGGGCCGGACCTTGCAGAGTTTAATCGCCAGATCCATATCAGCCTCGGGCGAAACCGAACCGATCACCAGCATCTCCATCCGTTTGGCCAACTCATCCGTCACGCGCGTCGGGTCATGGACCATGGCAGCCACCTTTTCGGCATCCTTCACCGACAGGCTGGCCACCATCTTTTGCACCACTTCCACCAGGCCGCGCCGGTTCCGCTCCACGGTTTCATTGGCTACCCCCAATTCCTGGCCGGTGATCCCGCGCACCCGCCACACCGGTTTTTGATCCGGATCAAAAAAATCCTTCAGGTCAGGCACCGGGACATCTTCTTCGCGGGGGGAAAACTTCGTGGACATGAATTTCTTGATGTCAAACATACCATTCTCCTGATATATTGGGCGGCCACGGGGGGTCGCCCCTCCTGAAATTGGGCGGCCACGGGGGGTCGCCCCTCCTGAAATTGGGCGGCCACGGGGGGTCGCCCCTACGGGGGTTAACTGGCGACGTTTTCGCCCTTCAGATCTGCCGAAATGGTGCAGCCGTTGGAAATGCTGTCGCCCGCCGGGAACGAATAGGCGATCCCCAGCTTCCCCTGGCAAACGATGTAAGGCGATTTTAATGTGTGCTGGAAAAATTTGAACAGGAGGATCTCATCCTCCAGTTTCAGTAGGTTGTCGGTAATGCCATCAGCGGAATATTTGGTAAACCCCCCTTGTCCCAGGCTGGACGAACTCGACCCGATGGTGCGGCCGTACACCTGCTTGGAACTGACTGAATGGGAATTTTTTGGCGGTACGAAATTTTCCGAATCGGCCGCCTCGGCCATCTGCGGCTCATAGAATTTCGCATAGACCAACTTTCCGGCCGTGGTGGCGCCGGCATCATCGGAATGAATCAGGGGTAGGGCGGAATTGAACGTGATCCCCGCATAATCCACCACCTGGTTTTCCACCCGGATGGGGTATTTGTTAAACACCGGATAGGTGGAAAATTCGCAATGCGTATTTGGCACCTGATAAATCTCAGAAGCCAGCACCGCCCCGGCGGTATCGGAGGTGTATTTCACCTGGCCGATTTCGATGGAGGTGGTGGGGATCCACTCCGGTCCACCGTCCGCACCGCGTGTGGTGGCCAGATCCGTATGATCCGCACCGGCCACAATGGCAATGGCCCCGGAAACATTGATGGTCACGGAGTTGATTTTACAATCATCTCCACTCCCGGCGGGACGGGCAATGGTCTCATCCGCGGCCGCCGAAATGGCCATCAACACCCCGGCGATGTAGGCATATCCTGCTGCAATATCCACCAGATTGTTGGTGCCGCTGGCCGCCGGGGTAATCTCACATCCACTGACCAGACCATTGGGGTACACTTCCGGCTCTTTGCCGCTTTTCATGGACCAAAAATTGACATCGCTGTTAAACTGTTTATGGTCGCCGTCATCGGACAGCGTTGTAAAATCGGTGAAATCCTGCCCGGCTTCATACATTAGTTTTGCATTTTCAGATGTTGGCATGGTTTTATCCTCCTGATTGATGATACGGATCGCCGTTAAGGGTCCGATATTTAATGTTCCAATTTGTGATAACGCCCGTGGCCTGATCGGCCCCTTTCGGGTATTCGTCAATCCCGCCACCGGCGTATTCCATGGAATCCGCCAGACCGCCGGTGGTGCTGTCCAGCGGGTCGGTTCCCGAGGGTTCTCCGGCAATGGCGGCCACGTTTGCGTTGGCCCCCACATCCAGATTTTCCGCTTGAAACGTCCCGATCACGCGCCGTAATGTCAGGGTTCCGACGGCATCGCCCCCGGCCCACGATCCGGATGAAAGGCTAACTCCGGCCACATGGGCCGTGGCCGCGCTCGTGGCACCCGTAATGGTGCCCCCGACTTCAATTTCGTAAATTCCCCCTGAAGTAAATCCCAGGGTCCACACGATCCCCACCATGGCTTCGATCAAATCTCCCAGCATCAGCTCGGAAACCACCGACGGATTGGACGTGACGTGAAGCACCAGCCCTTCCACACGGATCGGCATCACATGGATTCCGGATCCATACTGGCGCCCGGATTCCTCGCTTTTCGGCCAGACCACGCAGGCGGGGATTTCATCACCATCCAGCTTTTTCATGGCCCGCTGGACGTTCGCGCCGATGTCGGTGTTGTACCCGGTGGCGGTGCGGATAATTTCCAGCTTGCTCATGACGGCGAGGATGATTTGTTCGCGGATGGTTTCCATTATTTTAGTTTACTCAGTTCGTAGTTTAGACGGGCATTCAGGTTTTTCTTGAGGCGGATGTCAGCTAGCCTTAAAATCTCGTTCATGGTGGGCGTATGCCCCATAACGTCGGGGATGGACAGGGACATGAGGGATTTGGCCGGAAACCGGTATTTTTTCGGTAATTTTGCATACCACCCATAACCGCCCTCGTTAAATGATTGCCCACCGGAACGCCCCGCCGCTCCCCATGAACCGCCGCTTTTTCTCAACGATTTTCGCGGCCCGTCATATTGCCGCATCATCACCAGTTTGTTGCCATTTTTCATAGTGGTGATGTAGGCGTGTTTGACCAACTTCCGCCCGGCAGATTTTTTCACCTGGACCGTCACGCCATTTTTGGTTTGCCGCGCCTTAAAATTGATCAAATTGAGAGGTCCGCCAACACATTTAACAAAAGCGTTCCCGTCTCCGGCAGTCATTTTGTTAACGGTGACGGTGGCCCGGATTTTCGTTTTTGTGGGGGTGATCACCTTGGCCACCTCATTGGTGACATCCGTGCGCACCCCGGTCAAAGTCTTGTTGACAGCCTGCTTGATGACCGTATCCCCGGCATTTTCGAAAGCGCCCAGAATCAATTTAACCTTGGCAATGTCCATGGGATCCAATTTGATGCTCAGCGCCGTCATTTCACATTCACCATCACAAAAAGCCCATCGTTTCGCTCCACGTCCTGCACCGTGTAAACCGTTCCGCCCACGGTGAAGGTTTCCCCCTTGTTCACCTCCCGGCCAATATCGGACAAAAGATACTCAAGGGTGGTCTCAGTCCCCCAGGCCTGGACATCCAGGCCACCGGGCTGAAAGTCGGTCCCGGTCGACACATCAACATTCAGCGAGACCGGGTCCCCGACCGCCGGGGTGAAAACGGCGGCAACGGTCAAATCCGAATCGTTCGTCAGGTCCTCGGCAATTTCGTCCCATATGTCGGTCATGGCGGATTCCCGGCCCGTAGGGGCACGATGCATCGTGTCCCTACTAGGTAGTAATGTTGCTGAACAGATACGACACGCTTTTGTAAATCGTGCTCTTGGCCACGCCGTCTTCATCAAACGACTGAACAAACGTCTCGGACGTATCGTGCCGCACCCGGAAAATATCGGACCGGCGGCCTTCATCCCGGTATTGCTCGGTAACAACATTTCCGGGAGATTCCTCCGTCCACAAAAATGTCCGGCCGATACAGGGCTCGGACAAATCCGGGTTGTCGCTGGTGACGGTCAGCATGGCGTACTCATTACTCCACAGATCCGCGATGCTTGCCGACTGCCCTTTTTTGGCGCTGTCATAAATAGCGCCACCCACCAGCAGTTTCTCAATGTCCAACAACGCCGCCAATTGAGACACGGTCATCCGATTGGCATCCTGACCCGAAAAATTCTGACCGAATTGTGCAATGAGCTGGGCATTCCGCCGGAGATTCAGAAACGTCGAATAAGAGACAATCATCGTATTCGGAATGATTCCGCAGGCAGAACGAACCGCGAGTTTCCCGGTCTCCATATCATCCAGCGGAACGGCATTGCTTGCATCGTCCCACTCATGGGTCACGGCATGGGCGGTAAAATTGGTGGCGTTAAAAACCTTATCCGCCACCCTTTTTTCCTGCCCACGGAGAATGTGATTGGTGGCCCGCTTGCTCGCAACCACATCCGCATCAAATTTGTTCTGATAAAGTTTGCGCTCACGGTCGTCAACGGGTTCCTCCCATCCATTTTCAGACGTGGCGTAAAACCCCTCTTCAAACTCATAATCGCTCCGGTTGTAACTGCCCCGCATGGCCCGTTTGGTGTCCATGATTTTCAAAAGCGCTTCCTGGGGCATCACCGAAAATTGGGCTGATTGCTCGGCAGTGGGAAACAACGGCATCACATCAAGGCCGATAAAACCCATGGTGGGCCCTTGATCCATATACTCATAAACAAGCACGCCCAAATCGGGGCGCTGAATGGCGGTGTCAGACGTCGGTGCAGGCATTTTTTATTCCTCCGTTTGTTTTAAATCAGTTGCCGTGATACGGGTTGATCCGTATCAATCGGCAACCGTCATGTTTAGGTCAGGGTCGCACCTTTGTGCTCAATCCAAATGCTGGACAGGACGATGGTGTCGGTAGTATGGGCACCCGGTGTCAGCTCAACGGTCAGGCTCTGAGCGCCCGCCGGAATATCGGCCGCGGCAATGGTGATGGTTTTCTCGGCGTAAGCCGCACCCAATGCCGCCGAAACATCCTCCACCTTGGTGTCTCCCTCGTTAAAATAGGCGTCGCTGGCAATGGTGGGTGTGTCGGTGGCCCCGCCGCTCTTGGCCCGGAAATGAATCACCAGGTCAGATGCCGGATCCAGGCTGGGCGGAAGCGGGGTTTGAAAAATGATGGCATCCGAGTTGGTGGCCACCCAGAGCAAAACAAGCCCGGAATCCGTATCGCCATTGGCCATATCCAAAACCGGCGTGGTGCTGGCGGTCAGTGCGCTGGCGTTGGTGCCATCCGATTCAAGGCAAATCCCCAACGGAATGCCGATGAATTTCTGGGCGCTCAAAATATGGGTGAATATCTCCGCCAGGGCCGCCTCAACGGTCACGGCGGTGATCAGGCTTCCGGCATCGGCCACCGATACGGTTGCCGCCGTGGTGGACAAAACACCAAAGCCCAGGATTTCCACGACATCCCCGGCGGCGGTGGCCGCTTCCTTGGCAATGCCGATCGCCGTTCCGTTGGAGCTGTCGGATACTTTCCCATCAGCCGCCGCGTACAGGATAGCCGGGACGGAAAAGGTATCGGCCGCCACACATTCAACAGACCCCGGAAAAGTATTCAACTTCACCGCCACAGCGCCGCCGTCACTGACGGCCAGCTCGGTCACGCCGATGGCCTGTTCCCCGGCATCGGCGTAAACCACTTCCGGGGGTGTCGTGACGGTACCGCTCTCGATTTTTACGCGCCGATGGGCTTCGAGATCCTCACCGGCCTGAAACGTTAAAATGCCTTCGTTGTACATGGTGTATTCCTCCGTGTGCGTTTCCGGCCCGCTTAGGCGTTGCCGGCCTGGCCGATAAAGGATTTGTGGAGATCAGGATATTTCCGGACCGCCTGTTTCATGGCTACTTCGGTGGAGCATTTTGTTTCGGCCTTGATGGCCGTCCAGGCCTCGGAGAAATTTCGGGGACCGGATGCCCCGGCCCCGGCGCCAGGGTTGTCCGCGCCGGATTTTTTAATGACGTCCAGCATCTCACCCATTTTGTCCGGCTTTTCGCCTTCCGGCTTTTTCGCCTCCGGCATGGCCGATTTCATGGCTGAATACATTTCAACGGATGCGCCGCTGGTGACGATGGCTGCAAAACTTTTCGCCGGGTCCTCACCAAAATGGACCGTTGCCAGCGCCAAAATATTATCCCGCTCCGCCGTTGCGCCTTCAGCGCGTGCCGGTTCCGGGTCCACCGATGCGATGGCATCGCTCCGGATCTCGGCCACCAGGTCGGGGGCCTCGGCTTCCAGCCGGTCGAGCGTGATGGAACTTCCTGTTTTTTCCTTAGGCATGGTGTCGCCCTCCTGTTTTGTTGGGGACTTTGCCCCGGGTTTATAACCAAATATAAATTGCTCGACCCCCATGGATCGAGCGGTTTCTAACGCTGTTTCAAAATTTCCGATCTCATCCACCAGGCCAATATCAAGCGCCTGCTGGCCGATGAAGATTTTCCCTTCAGCCATGGCTAGGGTGTCGGCAATGGTGCATCCCCGGTTTCTGGAAACGGTTTCGATAAACAGGGAATAGACATAATCCACCCCCGCCTGCAGGTAGGCCTCCCCTTCCTTGCTTAAGGGCTCAGAATCGTTTCCGATGGTTTTATATTTACCGGCGTAGATATAGGTTCGTTTGACGCCGGCCTTTTCGTTGGCCTCCGAATAATCGTAATGGGCCATGACAACGCCGATGCTGCCGATCTCCCCGGTCTGGTTGGTGATGATCCGTTGCGCCCCGCTGCCGATCCAGTAGCCCGCGGATGCCATGAGCCCGTTGGCAAATACCACAATGGGTTTCACCTCACGGGCCTCGTAAACTATTTCCGCCAGGGCTTCCGTTCCGTCCACCGTTCCGCCGGGGGAATCCATGTCCAGCACGATGGCGCGGACTTCCGAATCCGCCAGTGCCGCCCGGATATCCCGGCCCACGATCTCGCTTGACGTGCCCCCGGAAAATTCCTGCATGAGGTTCATCCGCTTGGCAATCACCCCGTGGATGGGGATCACCGCCACCCGGTCAATGATCCGGTACGGCTTATCCGCTTCCGAATCCCCCGGTGTTGCCGCATCATATTCAATCGTTCGCCCGGCGGCGTGGGCCGCCAATACCTGGTGGATGGCGTCCAGTTTTTCCGGTACAATGGCCCAGCTTTGGGCCTGCACGATTTCAATCAGATTCGTCGGCATCATCACGCTCCTGTTTCAGTTCGGTTTCCGCCGGATCAACGGGCAATCCCTTGGCCGCCAGATCGTCCTGCTCCTCTTCCAACTGCTCAAACGTTCGGCGCCATTCGCCGCCCCGCTCGCTGATGGACTGGGACCGGGTTTTGAGATTATTATTAATGGCGAGGATATCGGCCTGGACTTCCTTGATGGGCTCAATGTTGCCCTTGGGGCTGCCGGTCCATTGACAGCTGCAGAACGCATCCATCCGATCGTAAAACCCGGAAACGTTCAGATCCCCCAGGAGATACGCCTCCTCCATGAGCATATTCCGGATCGGTGAGTTAACCCGCTGCCCCAGCCAGGTACGTCGGTAGGCGAATACCCGCCAGGCGTCCAGCATGGCCGCGCGGAAACCGGCGTAATTGGTCTCTTCAACATCGTGAAACAGGCTCACATACGGCATGTTCACGCTCATGGCCAGGGTTTTTTTAATTTCCTTGATAAACATGCCAAACGTTGGCCCGGGACGATTTCCGCTGATGGGATGGGGTTTCTGGCCGTTGCTGCCGTACATTATGGTTCCGGGGATTAATTCTTCATACCGGATATCGGATGAACGATCATCGTTATCCAGGCCCGTGTGGTGTGCCATGGCGTTGGCGGCCGTGAGGGGGTCCACGGCGCCCGTTTCGACAAATACGGAAAACGCCGCGGTCACCACGTTGCTCACCAGCTCGGCATCCAGACAATCATTGAGATCCAAAAAATATTTCATGGCCGCGGCAAAAATCGGCATGCCGCGCACCTGGTCCGGGGATGTCTGGACGTAACCGTGCAGGACGTTCCACCGGTGCCCTTTCCGGGCCGGGATACGGGTATAATTTTTAGAGGTGTTGGCCAGGTAGGCGGTCGGGTTGTTTCCGTCCACGTTCTTAATCCAGTAGGCCACCGGTTGACCGTACTCCCCCAGCTCGACGCCGTCCCGGATGTTGTCATTGCTGACCCGGTCGGTAGGCGTTCCCAGCCGAAGCGGATGGATCACCATGCAGGCCAGGGAATAAGCACGGATGGGGTCATCCAACATGGGGAGGAGAACAATAAATTCGCCGTATTCCAGGAGGTTGCGCTGGACCAAATATTGAATTTCCCCAAACGACATGCGCCCCCCGGCATCCGCATGGGGCGCCCAGGAATTATAAATGACCCGTTGCTGCGCCTGGATGGCCCGGACTTCCGTTTTATCCAGGCCCAGGGCATCGGTATCCAGGGACGGTTCCGGGTAGAGTCCCGCCCCGGCGATGGTGGTGGCGAAATTGTCGATGATGCCGGCGGCGTTGGGATTGGAGTTGACCAGATCAATGGATCGCTCAACGATGCGTTCGCGCTCCAGGCTTTCCGCCTGGTTTGAAAAAATACGCCGGGGGATCCAGTTTTGCATGGACCCCTCGCGCTTTGCGGCCTTGCGCTGATAATTGTAGGCGGATTGTCTTTTTAACGGCTGGCCGGTGGGTCCGTAGAGGAGCGGTTTTTGACTGGCCGCCATGGACGATATGGCTTGGGCGATCTGCATATCAATATAGCCTCTTGGGGATTGCGATGTTTCGGACCGGCATTCCGCCGGTTCCCTGCTCCGCCTTGTACCGGAGGAGAAGTTTTTCTTCCCGGGCTTCCAGTTGATCGAGCCGTGCCCGTTGGAGGGTTTTATCCCCGCGGGAACCGCTCTGGGCGTTCATGACTTTGCTGATTGCCGTCTGTACTTCTTCCAATTGTTCCAGTGTGGTTTTTACGGCCATACCTGAGTATTCCTTTCGGTCTGATCGTCGATTGTGGTTCGATTGTGCAAGCCGTTTTTCCACCCCCTTTGGAGGGAAGTTCCGTGCCGGAAACGGTTGGGTCCGAATCCGGCCGGAACCCGCAATGAAAGGAGGTAAGAATGAAAGTGGGCTCAGCTTGAGGAAATTTTTGTGGCAGGTCAATAGGGTACTTTTCGGATTCGTACGGATTCGTATGGATTCGTGCGGGTTCGTACGGTTCTTAGTCTTAGCTTGTCTTATTATGTAAAATTTATCAATATATGTCTTAAATATTTCTAAATTAAAAAAAGGCTTCCGGCCATACCATAACCTCACCGGAATCCTATCCATCTCACACCGGAAAACAGTCCGTCCACTTTGAACAAATTCTACTTGACATTCCGTTTGCTTCCCCCTAATGCTTAACTGTTTTATCCATATAAAGACTGAGGAAACTAGGAGTAACGCAATGTGGTGGTTTATCGCTTTGTTAGTAATCGGGTTTATTCTCTATTCGAAATACAAAGAAAAACCTTCTGCCGTACAGATAAAAAATTCCGCTGTTTACCAAGATCCGCCGCGCGATGCTAAAAAATATCCTCCAAGCAAAAGCAAACTGAAGCTATGTGAAAGGCTAGGGCTCAAAGTGACGCCCGACATGGATATTCGTGCCGTTAATTCATTAATCGAAAAATCGCTGGAACACCCGGAAACCAAAAAGATATACGACCAATATCAAAAGGAACAAAGGTCCGAAGTTGAGAAAGAAGAACGCGAAGAGTTCGGGGACGAACTCTATGAAGAAATGGCCAAATGGGAAAAGTTTTGCAGTTCCGGCAAACATTACGGTTTAATTTTTAAAAGAGGTGGAAAAATAATCTCGGATGTTGTCGAATTCGAAGAGGTCTTAGTTGAAGGAAAGAAAAAATTATTTCTGAAAGTTGGGCTATTGCTCCCGAAACGATATAGAAGTAAGACAATGGGTGATCATCTGGAATGGGAAAAGGAAACAAAAATAAGACCATCTCAGATTTTATTCCTGGAAGAAATTCAGGAACCTATCGATATTTATGATGTTCAAAGTTACGACTCACACGTAGAAAGTTTAACATCAAAAGCGGCTGCCTTAACAGAATAGAAAAAAGCAAAAATTACCGAACCATCCATTTCACTATAAACTGTTTTACTGTTCGCAGATGCCCCCTGACATCCCAGAAAGGCTTCCGGCCGGACCCTGCCATGACCGGAAGCCGATACCATCTTACACCGCACGAAGATCCGCCGTTTCTTCCTTCAAGCGAATGCCTTTATAAAAATACGTGCCGCCCTTGAATTTCTGGAAATGAGCGGACATCAGAAGGCCGAAGGCCTTTTGCGACGGGGCCGTTTGGATGCCGCGGGTGGCTGCGTACCAGGAATCGAAACGCTGATAGAGCTTCATGGCGCTTTCGATCAACTCCTCTTGAACGGTGCAGCATGCTTCCACGAAATCGGCCAGCGTCTTTTTGTCGAGCCGGACGTTCGGGGACATAAGGACCGGCAGGCGGTCGTCTTCATCGGCCCGGTGTGTGGATTCATATTCGGCCAGAACCTCATCCTTTACGCCCAGAAGCGACAGGGGATCCACGCCGATAGCGTCCCTGATCACGTCGTTGGCGATAAGCTTTCCCCGGGCGCCCTTGTAGCCGAAAGCCCGTGTCATGATCATGATCTGTTTCACCCGGTAGGCCACCTCGGCCAGTTGGTGTTTGCTCAGGACGTCGGATTCCTGCTCGCGGGCTTCGTAAAACCCGGTTTTCCGAATGGATGGCAGCACCTCATGGGTTACCCACCGCCGGAAGGGTTTGGCCTCGGGTTTGTTGCTCCGGATGATCAGGGTGTAAAGCCCCGATTCGGAGATGGACCATACATCTCTTTCCTGACCTGACCCGAAAACTTTTCGGGTCAGCTTTTCATCATCGTCCAATTTTTCTAAAGCACGGCCAGTATCTTCCAAACTCAAAATATTGCATACATCCCTGGCCACAAACCAGGGATTGCCCTCTTCATCGAGAATGGTTCGGACTTCATTTGCCTCATACATAAACGGAATTACATTATGCTCCATAATTTATGCCCTCCTATCGAATCTGACGCCACTCGTTTGCGCCGTTCAAGACCTGCAGCTTTGCCGAATGTTGACCCCCGTAAAGCAATTTTAATGAAACATTGCCCCGTGAAATGATTTTGCCGTGCTCATTGGAAAACGTCTTAATTTCGTCTATTCTATTCCGGATTTCCTCTTTCAACCCTTCCCGGCGCAGCGGCCAGTTTTTCACGATGGCGCGGTATTGTTTGAGTGTATTCTCCGTTAATGGTTTTCCATGCTTCCCGATTGGATTCTGAAGCCTCTTATTCTTACGCACCGCATCTCTGACAACGATCCGGTAATACCTCAGTTGTTCGTTAAGGTTCTCTCGAAATGCGTTGACCGTGATATCTCTCCTGATTTTACATACCACTTTTCCGGCATCCAAAAATATATCCGTCAGCACCTCGGGGTTCCTTTTTTCACATGCCTCATTTAAACGGTTGACGATAGTCCCTATGTATGGCCACCACTCAATGGCCCTCTGTCTCACCATCATGCCTGCCTGGTAATCGGTCATGATTTCACCCCCTCCGTGCTTTCACTGACAATGGAAACGATGGCTTTCATTTGGGTTAACAGATGCTTACAACCCGGTGTACCTGGCACCATCTCTGCTGCCTCCACGAGACCATTGAGAATATCGACTAGGTCGCAACGGGTGTTGTAATCAATAAGCCTGGGGTTTTTGGATGTGTAACCGGGATGCAGGGGATTAATGTCTCGCGGATCGTGTAGCAGGTACTCGGACGGGATGGTGTTGTTTTCCATAACGAATCTCCTTTTGACAAGGGTTGGAAGAGATCCGCCTTTTTTTGCTGTTAACCAAAAAAAGGCGGGCTGCACGCGGTTAACAGACCGGCTCAAAAGGCAAGACCGGCGAGCCCGAAGGCTCCCGCGCGCAACCCGCCAGGGGAATCGTACGGACAAAAAAAGCGCCGTACGAAATTGAGGCGCTTGCGCACCTTTTGAGTATTCCGGCTGTTAATCCGGGCCGTGGAATTTGCCACGACACTGCCAGAATACTCGGGGTTGGAAATGCTGTCAACGAAAAAGAAGTTTTGATCCCGCTTTCGTGATTAGGGTTTAAAAGACTCAGGTTTTTTCCTGCAATTTCAAAATAGCCGATTCTCTTATGCGGATATGCCCGGATACCGGCATCCTGAACCATGCACCCGAAGTAATGACCGCCGCGCCGTCCTCGTCAGTTTGCAGCCATTTCATAACCGTCTGCTTGTGAACGGAAAAAATCTCAGCGGTTTCCGAAACGGAGTAGGTGACCTCGGTCCGCCGCCCGAAATGCTGGAACCGGCCGCCGGAGGTAGTGTAGTTTTTATGTTCGTTCCACAGTGGCATGAGTTTTTCCTTCACCGATTCAGCCAACCCGGCCGCCGATACCCATGCCAGGTTCCATCACGTTTGCCGGATGAGGGCGGTTTTGCCGGTTTGGGTTTTGGGGCCCCCGGCAGCCGCCAGTGGCGGATCCCCAGGACCTCCGCGGCCACCAGGTTGTAAACGCTGCAATCCCACCCGTGGTTGGCACGCTCTTTCGGGTTTTCCCAAAACCCCTTTTCGGTCAAAACCTCGACACACATCTGCTTAGCCCATTCAAAGCTGGTCTCCGCATTCATCATCCACGCGCCGGGATCCCCGGGCGTGATGTTCAACTTGCTCGACAACTGATTTTTAAAATAGGTCACATCCGCCCGGCACAACTTGATGCCGCCGGGAATGGGCTTTTTGGTCCCCGGATAAAATTCCTGTTCGCTGAAGGCATACGGCTGGGCCAGGCGGCGCTCCCCCTTGAACGCCAACACACGCCCCCGGCGCTGGCGGGCGAAATCATAGACCTCGCTGGTTCGGTGCCCCATGGCATCATGGATGGCCAGCCGGACAAAGTACTTCTGATCCGCCGGATCCACATAATCATCAGAGAACAAAACCTGATGCAGGGCCGCGAATGTCTCGACATACCCCTCACGGATCTGCCAACTGGGCAACTCCAGGCCGAATCCCCATGCCCGGATCTCATACCAAAACCCATGATCCTGGGTATCCACCCCGGCGGTCAGACAGGATATGATCGCCGGTTCTCCCACCCCGGCGGACGGCACCACACCCCTGGGCCGGTCATCCCGCAACGCCAGAATAGAATCCTCGGCCCGCTCCGATTTACGGAAGACGAACGCCTCGGCCTTGTGAGCGTTCCAAAAATCCTTCCGGGCGTTCAGGTTGTGACGGCCTTTGATGAACGCGGCGGCCGCCGTTGACATGCTCACCAGGGAACTAATCCACGACGGGATATGGAACCCGATTTTTGTCGGGCGTCGTGAATTCAGATAGTATTCCAGCTCAAGCGGCTGTTTCTCTTCCCGCGTGGTCCGTGACCGCCATTCCCCGGCGGATACCGCCTTATCCCGCCACCCGTCATCCCATTGGCATTGACAGTGCGGGCATTCGTACCAGGCCAGTTGAAGGTTTTGCATGCGCTCCGGATCGGGGTGCGTAGGTTTTCCGTCTTCCCCCTCTACCTTGTCCCATTTGATCTGATCAAACACCATGGGCTGCATCTCGCCGCATCCGGGGCATTCCACCCAGAAATCAAATATCACCTGTGCTTCGGTCTCCATGGCCACCCAGATGGGACCGGATTCAACGGTGGGCGTGGAGATTTTTATAATCTTATGGTCATAGGGATAGGTGATGACCCGTTTTTCCCCGAGAGTGATGGGATCCGTCTCCCGTTTGGATGCCGGGGGATATTTGTCCGTTTCGTCAAACACCACGATTTTGATCGGCTTGTTGGCCAACCGGGACACGGATCCGGCCCACGCCATATAGATGGGCATATGACGCAATTTAATTCTGAAACTGGCCTTATCATCATCATGACCCGTCAGGTATTGGGATAGATTTGCGGATGATTCGATCATGGGAAGGATGCGATCCTGCGAATTTTCGCGGGCTGTGTTGGTTTCGGGGAACACGTACAGCACCGGACCGGGGTCCCGGTCGATGCGGCTCCCCACAAAATTATTGACCGCCTCGCTACCCCCCACCTGGGGCGGCTTGCACAGGATGACGGTTCGTACCGATGGAAAGGCGAGTGCGTCCATGAGCCCCGTCAGATACGGGGTCCGGTCATTCCGCCAGGGACCCGGGCGACTGCTCATGGTCAACACCCGGTGGCGCTCGGACCAGACGGAGACGCGGATGGGCCGGCGTTTCCGGAGGATCAGGCGTTCCCCGGCGGAGAGGCGGGCGGTCAACACCACGGGTTTGCCGTGGGGCAGGCCTTTCAGGATCGCGTTGGGGATCCATGGGGGCGGCGATTCGGCGGATATGGGTTGCGGTGCTTCCATTATTCCCTATCGATGCTGAAATTAATGGTTTCCAGTTTAGCCAACGAATTGGCGGCCCGATTCAACTCCTGCTTCAGGGCCGCCACAAATTCCTGCAGCCGGTTGGGGTCTCCCCCGGCCGCCTCGATAAATACCCGGGCGCTGTCGATCATGCCGTTTGAAATGCCGATGAAAATGGCGGCGGCATTTTCGGACTTCTCCATTTCGGAATCATCGCGCAACACGTAGAGATTGCGCTTGACGTCCAGGTCATGTTCCAGCGCATCGATCTGCCCCTGCAGCCGTTTCCCTTCCAGGTCCACCTTTTTCTGTTGGGCCGCCTCAAGGCCCCGAAGGGGATCCCCCAGGAGCTGGAGGGTTTTGCTGTATGCGTCCGCGTCCCGCTGGAGCACGCTTCCATCCGGCTGAACCCGGATCTGATTTCCCTGCCGGTCCTTATAGATTTTGCTTTTGCCAATCTTGTAGCCTTTCCCACGGAGGTACCCCACCACCTCCATGAGGTTTTTAAACCGGCTATCCTCGGGGACGTATTTTTTCCACATCCGCTCCACGGACTCATCCAGGGCCGCCCGAGCCGCATCCAGGTTTTTTTTGTGCGCGGCGGTGGGCTGGGTGTCATAGGCTTTAAGGCATCCGGCCAGGGCGTTACGTAGGATTGTGAGTTCATCCCGGTCCTCATCCCCGGCAACCTCCATTAGTTTTTGGATTTTATCTGACATTTTCCCGCACCTTTGATTGCTCCATATTCACCGACATATACCTCAATACCTCCACGCAATTTCCCACCGCACCGGATGCCCTTGATCGGAAATCGTCCTGCGAATTCTGCGATTCCATCATCGTCACATGTGCCGTCCCCGGTAATGATGATCCCGATGGACGAAAGGAACGATGTGACATGAGAATTTTCGCGGATTTGCCTTAGGCATCCCCATCCGCCATCTGAGTTCCGCTTAAATTCCCTGTTATCTCGTAGGTATAAATGCCATCCCATAAAAAATGGGCCGCGGCAATATTCTGCGATTAGAAATCGTCTCATTTACTACCTCGCTGTAACTGTGTTTTGCTGATCGACAGTTTTTTGCACATCTCTTTGAATGTTATCGGGCTTTCCATATCCACCGCAATCTGCACGTTAGGAGGATCTTGGAGCTGTTTAAGGATTTTCATCATAAACGATTCAACCTCCGGTTCCAGACCGGAGACGTCAATTTTGATGGTGTTGTTATTTGTTTCCATGATGCTATCCTCTGTTATTTCATCGGATCAGCCAGCCTAATTTCATCAAACTCATCAACCTCCACCTCTAAACATCCCCGCAATTTCCCGCCACATCGACGTCCCTTGATCGGATACCTCCTTGCAAACTCGGCAATTTCATTATCATCGCAAGTGCCATCGTCATGAATTTCGATTCCGATCGATGATAAAAAATTACTCACCCTGGGCTGCATCCATGACCATCCGCTCATCCTGATCCAACCCCAACTTCCGTCTTTATTTCTCCGCCGGGGGGGCCGATGGTCACGGAGATATATATGCCAGCCCGTATAAAACGAGCCACTGCAATATTCTGCGATTAGAAATCGTCTCATTTACTACCTCGCTGGCAATTTGTGAAATTTAGCAAACTGACCAAAACAGCTTGACCGGTCAAGAAACAACCTCCTTTGGCACAACGTGCCGGGCCGTCGGGAGCGTTTTTGTAGCGGCGGTATGGGGTTGTTCGGCAGTGCATCTCACAAAATCAACAATACTATTACCCACTCCATCATGAGCAAACTTTATATGTTTTTCCCAGGCGCTTTTATTTATTGCAAAATCCTTCAGACAAATAGGGCATTTGAAACCCATAATCACCTCCAATTGCGCTCCGCCTTTCTCAATTAGCCCCTCCTATCAGAATGCGCGGAAATAATCCCACAGATTAACAGGAGGACGAGAAGGCCGGATATGATGATTGTTGTTACTATGAGCATTTTATTTTCCCTCAATCCTGAGCCAAGCGCTTCAATTTTATGCCAAACGGTGAAATATCTTTGACAAGGAATTTACTCCCCTTAATCTCAAGTTTTACCCCCACCGTAAATACCCCTTTTGATTTCGGGTATTGGTCCCGCATTGCTTCCAGGTCTTCTATTTTCGCTGTTTGAATGAATTTTCCTTCTCCTGAATCCATCTTTATCCCTCCAATATTCATTTGGCTTCATGCTTGCACCTATCGCGTTGAATACATCACGGAACATTCAACTTCTACTTTTATGTAGCTGTTGCAGTTTGGGCATTTTTCCTCGTCTGTTGATTTGTGCAATCCCTCCGGGCCAGGGGTGTACTCATAGCCACAATGCGGGCACTTGACGTAATCATTGTCTTGAAAGTCAAAATCGTCATGTTCTTCTTTTTCAAAATCAGAAATTGCTTTTTGGCATTTTGCATCTTTGCACTTTTGACAAATGAACCCGGTCAGGGTCCCCCACGAGATGCCGCCTACGTTGGCACGTTTTACGCCGCAAGCATCGCATACATCATGCGCTTCACATTTTTTAGAAAACATCTTTGGCTCTGATCCATTACAAACCCAGCATTCATTGCTCATTTCTTCCTCCTCCTGGCGGTCACCTAATGTATTTTCACAAATGGCATCCAAACCCCTGCTTGTTATATGATGCCTTTTTCGATTGCCAACCATTCCGGCACAACGAATTCATAAGCAGGGCTATTGTTTCCACCGACTTGTCGGGCCTCCCGGACCTGACTTTTGGGAATCCAAACCTCATTGGCGCCATCGTAAACACAATACGCTTGTGGTGTTTCGCGTCTAAGTTCTCCACAAAACTCGACGGGTTCAAGTTTGCCCATTTTGAGTCCTCCGATTCATGTTAGGTTATTCATTTCATTGTGCCGTGAAAGATACCGCCGTCGGAATATCCTGATTCCGCTCCAGCCGGTCCGCCGTCTCGCGCAATGCGGTGATCATGTCCCCCCGCTTGGCATTGGAAATGTAATTACTGATCCCTGGCTTGGAGAATTCGAATACGATCAGAGCAAATCCTTTTCTCCCAAATTGTTCCGTGAGGACATCGTTGATTCCGGCGGCCAGATGTTTCATTCCCTCTTCAATTTCGGTCATGCTCGCCCCTCCTTCCGTGACTCATATACCGATACATTAGCGTCCGCCAATGCCGCAGCAATCGGCGGGCAAACCGAATTTCCACAGCAGCGCACCTGGTTGGTTTTCGTAATCCGTTTCCCATCAACCTGAATGTCAATTTTGTAATCGTCTGAAAAACCCTGAGCCCGGAACAACTCCCTGGGGGAAAGCATCCGCATGCCGATATCGGTGATGATGTAGGGCTCCCCTTTGATCATGACGGTTATTAACCCGAACCGGTCTTTTGTGGTAACCGTGGCCATCGGGTCGGCTATGGATTGGCCGATGCTATGGTTATTATATTTCATCAGGAACGCCCGCACTTCCCCCACGTGGGTTCCTCCGGCGGTGATGGTTGGCGCTGGATCCGTGACGGGCTGGCCGTGTTTGCAAGTCCCGCGCATTTTTATCAGATGGGAGGTGACAAGGGCATGTTTAACACCCCCAGCAACTACCGTCCCCAGAGGTTTTCCAAGACCCGGCACCCTCGGCTTTTGCCCTTTTCGTTCCCCATAACCTGTTTGGATTAGCGTTGCCGGGACAACAAACGGCTCGTCCGCCTCAATCACATACCGCCTGATCCCCTCGGCAATCCGGCGCATGGTGTTTTTCACCAGAGGACGCTTGCGCTCAAAAATGGAAGGGCAGGGGATTGACCAATCAATAATTTCCGCAGCGGTTCGATATGGGATTAGCCCGGGTCCGTGGGTCGGTTCGGGCCAAACGATGGGCAGGCCGTCGCAGCGGGCAATAATGAAGAGGCGTTTTCGGATGGTGGGCGCCCCATAATCACATGCCCGTAGCGTCCTGTATTCCACCCGGTAACCCAGCCGCCGCAACGATCGTATAAACTCACGATAGGTCGCGCCTTTCTGATCCGGGATAATGACCCCATCATGGTCAAGCGGCCCCCAGGTTTTGAATTCTTCGACGTTTTCCAAGATGATTACCCGGGGCCTTACCTCCCTTGCCCATTTCTCCACCACCCATGCGAGACTCCGGATCTCCCGGTCCCGTTTCGGCGCGGACCCTTTGGCTTTACTGAAATGTTTGCAATCCGGAGACGCCCACAGTAATCCCACCGGACGGCGGCGCGTTGCCCACCGTGGCGGCACGTCCCGGATATCCTGGCGAAGATGCCATGTGCCGGGATGATTCGCCTCATGCATGGCGATGGCCACCCGGTCATGATTGATAGCCACGTCCGGGTCACGTCCCAGTGCCATCCGAATTCCTGCTGATGCTCCACCTCCGCCCGCGAACAGATCCACTATTATTTCCGTCAAAGGTCGCTCTCCTTGTCTCCGATTCATTGCAAAGATGCAGAATAATGGATAGCCGGTTCTGCGCTGATTATAAACGTCTCTACCGGGCAACCTTTCGAGGAAACTTTAATCTCTATCGATTCATTCACGAGATAATAATCATGTAATTCATTGGATGTTTTCGCATATTTCAATGCTGCAGTTTCCGGGTTTACGGCAAATAGTTTATCCTTCTCGCCGTCTTCATCAATGATGGTAAATTCAATGCAATCACAGCTTGTTGTAGCATCGAATTTGAAATCTCCGCATTTACCACATGTCCACATTGTTATTTCCTCCCCTCAATCAATTACGCCCTAATCACTGCAAATGCTCAAACCGAATCAAATACGGTACCCGGTCCGGGCCCCCCATTTCGGAGATGTACGCCGCGCGGTCCGGCCAGTATCGCTTGCCGCCCTCGCGCACAAAGCTCTCTTCCGTCATGTCCACCAGGCGTTCCTTTCGGCAAAAGACCACCCGCGCCGGATGCAACCGCACGCCGCCGGCGCGGAAATCTTTGTTGATTCCCATGAAAACAACGCCCGGCTTGAATTTTGCGGCATGTCTGGCTTTCCAAAAACGTCGGGTATCGGTTTTGGATCGATCAGCGTATGCACCCGTGGTCCTGCAAAACGATACGTGGATCATGGCAGTTGCTCCTTTCATTTGATTGTTTTGCTGCTCCAAACAACAGACTCCACCAAATCCTCATCCAGGGAAGGACAAACTCCTTCAAAACCGCAATATGCTTTATCATAACGGTTTGCCGCCAACATAGATGGAATGGCGGCGGACTTGACAACCGACTTCACCACCACTACTTCCAGCTCACTTTCCGAGCCTATTTTCCGGTCGGCAGCGTATGTCCGCATTTCTTTGGTCGCGCTCTTGACGCTCGTTTCGAGGCCATAAAAATCATTAAAACCACATAGCCGCGCGATCACTTCACCATTTAATCGCAATTCGCCTCTAGCCTCCGTTGAGAGAAAACCATATTCTTTCTTAGGCGCAGGCGGGGGAGGCGGTTCGATTGTTTCAATAGACACCACCTCACCAAAACCCCTTACAAATGCACCCACAATGGGCAACCTATGCTCGTCCATATTGACCTCCAATTATTGCGCAAGTCCTTAATCCCAATTAAAATCCGGCGCGATGTTTTCCCGCCGTTTTTGCAGCTCCAACCACTCCCGGGTCCGACGGACA